AGGTGGTGTTTTAAGATATCCATATCAAGCACTCACAGCACATACAGATTATTTACAGATTGATATAATTGAATACAAGTCGGTCAAACAATCGAGTGGTAGCCTTATTTCAAATCCAGCATCAGGAAATCGTAGGATACAAGGAAGTAAAGTTGTTGGTAGTACAAGACCAAGAGGACTTGCAACAAAAGCACTTTTAAATAATGGATCTATATTACTTCCAATACCAAATTCAGTCCAAGATGGTAACTCTGTTGATTATGGAAGCAGTAAACTAGGCAACCTTCAGGCAACTGCAGCAAGTGGTATTAGAGATGTGATGGATGCTGATTTCACAAAAGGTGGCACACAATATGTTGATGATGTAACAGGAGCTATAAAAGCCGCTGCTTCAAATTTCAACGAAGGAGTTGGTGGTGGTGCTAAAGCAGCAGACTTATTAAAGAAACAATTAACAACACAAGCAGTTGGTATGTTGGGTGGTAATATTACTGTTGATCAATTGATGGCAAGAGAAAATGGAGAAGTTTTCAACCCAAACATGGAACTACTCTTTAATGGTCCTACATTAAGAAACTTCAAATTTTCATATAAAATGATGCCTCGTAGTGAACAAGAAGCAGAACAAGTAAGATTAATTATAAGATCATTCAAAAGTAATATGGCAGTTAAGACTAAAGCATCATCTGGTCAAGGTGGATCATTCTTCCTTAAAACTCCAAATATATTTGAATTAAGATATCGCACAGGTAATCAAGATCATCCATTTTTACATAAATTTAAACAATGTTTCTTAACTGATATATCTGTAAATTATACAGGAGAAGCATCACATATGACTTATGCTGATGGAACACCAGTTTCAATGGTCATGGATCTTACATTTAAAGAACTTGAACCAATTTATGATGTTGATTATGATGACACAGATGCAGTAGGTTTCTAATGGGATTTTTCAGAGAGTTTCCAAATTTAAGATATCCATCTTTTTTATCGGATAAATCATCTTCACTAGATTATGTGGAGGTTAAAAATATATTTCGTAGAATTAAATTACGTGATGATTTAAAAAATAATTTTACAGTTTTTAATTACTATCAAATACCTATGGGATATCGACCTGACATGGTTGCAGATGAAGAGTATGGATCACCAGAACTTGATTGGGTAATATTAATGACTGCTGGCATCATAAATGTAAGAAATGAATGGCCACTATCTGATAAGGATGTATATGATTTTGCTTTAGAAAAATATGGCACTAACTTAAATACTGTTAGATTTTATGAAACAAAAGAAATAAAAAATGCCGATGGAAGAATTATACTTCCAAAAGGCAAAGTGGTTGATAATGATTTTGTATTTACTTACTATGATAGTGGTCGTCAATCAGTATCAGGTACAAATATCAGAACAGGTATTAGTAATTTTGAATATGAAACTCGTGAAAATAATTTAAAGAGACAAATTCAGATATTAAAATTAGAATATTTACAACAATTCTTGAATGATTTTAGAGATATCATGGTATATGATAAATCGTCACAGTACGTTGATGAAACGACTGCGACGACTGAAAATTCAAACCTTATGGGTTCGTATTAGGACTCTGCAAGTTTAGCAAAGTAAGATAAAGTATCATCATCTTCATCACTGGCAAGTGATGTAGGTTCTGGAGTTTTTCCAAGACCTTCACTTAAGTCATCAAGATCTCTAACTGAACCACGAGTTGTCTCTTCTTCAAAGACTTCGGGGTCAGATGGACGAGAACTTGCAACACGTAAAACATTTTCTAAACGTTTTTTAAGTTCATCATATGTTTTAAACTGGTCGGTAGCAACTAATTCTGCAAGTGAGAATTGTTTCTTCCATAGACCTTCAAGTGCGTCATCGTCATCAAGTAATGGAGTTACAGCAGCAAATTCAGAACTATCATAGTTTCTAAATCCCGCTACGTTTTTTGCCTTTAACTTGAAGTTAGCACCCTGCCAGAAATCAAATGGATCAATTGCTTCTTCATCTTCAAACTCTGGTTGCATTGCTGCAGTAAGTTTGTCAAAGATTTTCTTACCATATTTGAATAAGAATACCTTTCCTTCATTATCTGGATTTGCAGGATCTTTTACAACGTAGATATTAGAAACATAAGTTAATTTACGCTTCTGCTTTCTAGCAGTTTCTTTTCCTGCATCTGTGCCATTGTTCCAGAGTTGAGTGTTATATTCAGACACTGGATCTTTTTGACCCAAAGTTGTTAGGGAATTTTCAATGTACCATCCGCCTGGTCCTTGAAATGCGTGAGAATACAGTTTTACAAACGGTAAATCTTCACCATTAGGAGCAGGTAAAAAACGGATTATAGCATATCCATTACCACCTTTATCAACATCTAATTTCCAGAGACGATCATCTGTAGATCCCCCTGTATTATTCATTTTTTCAACTTCTTTAACAAGTTTAGCTGTTAAAGAGCCTAGCTTTGATTGCTTTTTAAGACTAGCAAACGACATTTGGATTACCTCGGATTAATTGGATTTGGTAGATTACTTGTATAGTATAGCAAAGAAACTCTTATTGGTCAACTGCTGACCGTAGAGTTTGTATTGTCTTGTACATGGCATCAAAAAGATATGGCATGTCTGTACCATCAGGAAAACCCATGACCATGATGCTCTTTTTAAGATCATCTCTCATTTGTTTCGCTTCTGGGTCATCAGAAAGAGATAGACGAGTATACATAATTTTTTGTCTTTCTAACAAGTCAACTAGCATGTCAATATGTTCAATACGATCTTCACGAGACATACCACCAAAAGAGAATAAACTTCCATAGACAGATTCTTGGAGTTCATTAATTTCTTTTAGTTCTTCACGTACTATTTCTGAATCGAAAAAATTACTCATTGATTAGTTCTCGTAAAAATTTTTTATATTGAAACACATTAATATTTAGGAAAGGAAGATATTTTTTTAATTTAAGACTTACGGATTCCCACACAGGATCTTTCAGTTTTTCATCAAATTTTTTTCCAAAAGAAAAGATTTTCTCGAAGATTGCGAAGGTTTCTAAACTTATGCTTCCTCCCAGATACCTTTTGAGTATTAATGGGTGTCCTTTCGAGCAGTTGAATACTTCTTCTAATTTGTTCTCGGATAGTAATTCCTTTGATTGTTCTTTGAACAAGTAAGTTAAACTCTGCTGTCGTCTCATCCAATCTGCGTACGTTCTTTCTCCAGAGTTTATTATTTCTCCAATCCATAAATTTTGTGGTGTTTCAGTAGTAATAAAGTTTGATAAAAGAAAATCTGTAATTTCTTGGTCTGAATATTTTCTTGATGTTTTTTCAAACCAATACTTATCTTTTCTTTTATTGAAAGATGTAATGGTCGCTCTTGATTTGCCACCATACTTAAAAAAGTCATACTTACTGTTTGTAAAATGACTTTTCATTGAAAGATATGTCTGATAGGTTTCAAACGGTGTCACTTTGGTTTTCAACATCACGAGATTCTAATTGTGTAATTGCGTCAACAGGAACTTCATTATCACCGATACGATACCAGTGTTCTAATTTTCCTGATTTATAACTTTCACGTTTTCCAAGATATTCGAGATCATGAAATCTATGTTCTCTTAACATTGCTTGTAAACGGTGGTGTGTCAAATCTGATTGAGAGACTTTCATAATGGGAGTTTAGCACGAGATGTCTTTTTCATAAAGTTGAGTCGTGTAGCATCCCATTTAAGTCTTTCCTTCAATGGTTTTGAAACAACCTTCTTTATAGAGTCTACCTCAAGATTGTTAATTTCGCAATAGTGTAATATTGCGTCAATATAATTTAAATTTTCCTCTGCCACGATTTTTTCAATCTCTATGGCAAATTTTTGCGGAGTAAGGAATTTACTCGCAATCGCTTTTTCTAATTCTTTATTCGGTTCCATAGAGCTCCAATTTGTCTCGAACAAACTTTTCGATATACTCGGTGAGAAGTTTAATATACTTCGCTTTGTTTGTTTCTTCATAAACTACACATTCTCCATTTTCACAAGCCATTATAATGACTAATTTTTTAACAGTAATACCCGTAAGTTCATACAACATACAACCATATGCCATACACTGAACAAAATAATGTTCTATCCACTTACGTGGTTTGGGTTTTTTTGAAGTCTTGAAGTCAATTATCGCTAACTCACCATCATACTCTGCAATACAATCAACAGTACCTGCAATACCAAGTTGTTTACTATAAAGAGATCCTTCTAGTGCATGTATATTATTTATAAGGTTAAGTTTGGATTTAGAAATCTTAAATAGGAACTCTGCCATTGGTTGAACAGGTGGCAAATCACCATTTTTAAGATAATTTTCCGTTAATGTATGCATATCTGTACCACGGCTTGTAGCAGCTTTTGTGATACGATCTGCCTCTTCATTACCAACCCTTTTTCTCCAATTTACGAATATCTCTTTATTATAGTGACTTGTAATTGAAGTAATTGAAACTAATTTTAGTAATTCATCATTATCTGGAATAGAATAATAACGAACCCCCTCAACTGTCTCCCTTTCAAGTTTAGGGAGATCTACTTTGACAAAATCAAACATTACATACCTAATTGCATTTTAGCGACGATGTATTCTTTTACAAGACCAGAGCGAACTATGTCTTCTATACCAAATTCTATCATTTCAAATGATGGCATGGTGCGAATAACTTTCATGAAATCAATAATTCCATTTTTTTCATTGGTTTTTTGTAAATCTGTTTGAGTGGCATCACCACAGAAACAAATTCGACTGTTTTCTCCAACTCTTGTTATTATACTATCTAATTCATGAAAATTCAAGTTTTGGAATTCATCAACTAAAACAATACAATTATCAAGTGTTGTTCCCCTCAAAAATGAGGTACTCCAGAATTTAATAGTCTCTTGTGCTTTGAGATTACCATAGAGCATTTCAAAATCTGCATCTGATGGCATCTGGAACATATATTTTACCATATTTTTATATGGAATTTGGTAAATATCTGCTTTATCTTCATGATCACCTGGTAAAAATCCTATCTCACGACAAGCAACAAGAGATCTTACCAAATATATTTTTTCATATGGTGTATTATCATCAAGAACATCATTTAGAGCATTATATAAGGTAATAAATGTTTTTCCAGTTCCTGCTGCACCATAGGCAATAATGTGCTTACCACTTGTATAAGCATCAAACAATTTTTTCTGGTGATCTGATAGTGGTTCAATATCTACCAAATAATCACCATTTAATGGTTTTTTTCTTTTCATTTGTTTTGCGGTCAATCCAACCCCAATCGGTTGATCGGAACCTCTTTTTTTTCTTGCCATTATAGTGTTTTCACTCTAGAACCTGGTGATTTAGATGCCTTTCTTAAAACATCATTCCAACCAGGATTCTTTTTTCTTAATTTGTCTTTCCACTCTCCAACTTCACCTACACCTGGCACTGTTGAAGGATCTGAATAATCCCTACTCCAATCAGGATTATCAGTACACCACTGATCCCAGTCATGGACACTCATTGATACTTCTTTTTGTTCACCTGTTTCTTTGTGAACAACTGGATATGTAGCCATAGTAATAATCTTTCAGTTAGTTTTATTTAGAACCCTATTCCAAGGGTTGACAAGCATTGATACTCTTTTGCCTGTAAATGGTTGAACATAATGATACTTTCCTGGTGAAAAAATGACCAACCTATTTGCCTTTGGTGTTATTATATCATCTTCTACATGTAATTGTCCACCATCTAGATTTTCTACAATTAAATAGTAAACCATTGAACAAAGAGGAAAATTTACTACATTTTCATTATGTTTCAATTGCTCATCTTTATCATAATGCCATTTTGAGGGTCTTGTGTTTTTTTGTGTCCAAAATTCATATCCAATACAATCCTCTAAATTAGTAAATTGACTTGCAACACTAACCATTGAATTACAAAAATTATCAAATGGATGTTTTTCATCAAGACTATACCACTTTTCATTAATATTGGGTTGGTCTAATTCATCAAGTATTTTCATTGAATCACTCTGAAAGGTTGAATTAAAATCAACAACATCATCAAGAACTATAATCATTCCCAATCCAATGCTTCAGAAACTGTTGGAAACTGTTCTACAAAAACTTTACGACATGATTCTGCAATATCCATATGTTCCTTTTGTGTTCCATGAGCAGAACGTAAATTAATATAATGTACCCATGAACGACAAGAACCACTCATGTATATTTTTGTTGGGGTACATAATGGTAATACCATTCTAGCACATTCTTTTGCAACTCCTTCTTCAATCATTTGATTGTAAAGACTTTGAGCAGAACTAAACAGCGTGATCATCTGTGCTTCTAACTTTTGTCTAACAAACGGATCAAGGTCATCTGTAGAGTTTTGGCGATTTTTAAGATCTTGTTTTCTTAAATCTGGTAATTCAATTTGACCTAATGCATTACTTTGTGCATATCTTTGAGAAAACTCTTGAAATGTAAAAGAACGATGTCTTAATATCTGTGCTGCGATTGCACGAGTGGTCTCAATCTCTAATGTCATAAATGATTGCTCAAATACAGACCAATGTTGATGTTTAATACAATATCTCAACAATCCAGAATAATTCTCATTGTCCTGATTACTTGGATTTGAAACTCTAGCAACATGTGCCATTGTTTTTTCAGCATCTGGAGTGATACTTACTAATTTAACTGACATTACTTAAATCCTTTTGAGTTCTTATTTTTGAGATCATCAAGTTCTTTTCTAACAACTTTTAATTGTTCTCTCATTAGAATAATTTGATCATCTGTATATAGATGATTTTTTTCTAATAATCTTTCAAGCATTTTAATAAGTCTTTTTGTCCTACTAATCGGTGTAGCCATCGTCATCATCGTAGAGTTCATCATAATCAGCGGAATTGGCAAATGCATCAGAGTTTTTATATGCATCCACATCAGAATACACCTCTGCCTTGATGTTATCAATTAACAATTCAAGGTTGCGAATCATTACTTTTAACTTTTCTCTGTCCATATGAAGAGTATTTT